GGGTCAATGAAACTCTTTTCATATTGACTATCATAGTCTACATACTTCAAAATGTCAAGTTCTTTTGGTAACTTAGCAGGAAAGGATATTACGTTACAACCAAGTGGATTAGGTTGACGTAACTCCAGATACTTAATCTTGTCACCATTTTGGATAGTGGGATACTTTTTTGTAAGTTTGCGTTCTCTAATCATGTGATTGTAAACAAGAGCTCCCTTGATATGCATTGGTGTGCCTTTACGATAGATTGAACTATCAGAGTAAAACTTTTTGACACCATTGACAGAACGAGGATATGCAATCTCTTCTGGTGGAAGTTCATCAAACTCTTTACGAAATGTAATCAAGAAATCATTTAGTTCCTTTTCATCACCAGACATAATAATCTTTAGTGCCTCTTTAATCTTTGCACGACAAGGTGCAGGCGTTGAGGACTTGACAGCTTCGATACCCATAATCTTGAGTGATGGTTCTTTGAAACGAACACCTTCAACATCCCATGCATTGAGGATGTATCTTTTCTTTGCAGTCCAGATACCTTTGTCTGCAATGACTTCTCGTTTCATTTGCATCTTCTGGTCATATGCATTTACATATGTAGAAAGAGCCTGATAAGATTTATCAATAAATGGTTCAATCTTCTCTTGAGCGATAGTGTCCAAGAAGTTGACAATCTTCTGTAATTCTTCTCCCTCTTTAAACACACGATTAACCAACTTGTCAAAAGTAACGTATATCGAATCTGTATCTGATGCAATGACAAAATCTTCATTTGTAGTTCCTAATAATTTGTTTAGATATTGATTTATCTTTTTTTCAATCCAACGTATGGATAACTGACCAGCAGTGGTAATACCCTCTGCAATCGCAAGGTCATAGTATCGAAAGTATTGATTACCAATCGCACCATAAGCAGAGTTGAGTGATATCTTTCGAGCCATCTGAATGTTGTTGTAACGACTGATATACTTTTGATACTTGGGGTCTTTTGTATCTTCGTAATCTTGTTTCGCCTTCAACATCTTTTTCTTGTAAACAGTACGGTCATTGTAAATGTCTTGCATCATCTCTGGTAAGAAACCATGTTTGTCTTTACGATACAATGCACCGTTTGGTGTAATGGTTGTATGTTCTGGAATATCTAAGTCAACCTCACGCAACATCTCATTGACATAGGTTTTGTCATCTGCAAGTTTTAGATAATCACCAGTGACAAGTGTTTCTGGTGACATATTGTATTGCATAATCAAATGTGGATATAGTGAGTTTAAGTCAAATGACATAACCCATTTATGTTGACCAACTTGTGGGTCTTTCACATATGCACCTTCAAACTTATCAGACTTTGACTGACCAGACTTTTGTGGGATAACAATCTTTTTGTTCTTGAGATAGTTGTGTATGAGAACATCCCAATACTTAACTTGACCAAACACATCTTCATAGTTGACCTTCGCTTCGTAAGCCATGGTCAAACAAAGTTCAAGTAACTTCATCTTATCTTCTAGACGGTCAACAAGTTCAACGTCAACGATATTATATTCTAGGAAAGACTGATAATCTTTTGTGTACCAATCTTGGAAAGTCTCGTATGGGTTTTCATTCTTTTGTTGACCAAGTTCCACAAATGCAATATGATTAAGTGCATAACTCTCTTGATTAGAATATGTAAACTTACGATAGAGTTGTAGATAGTCAAGATTTGCAACACCAGTAATATCATAGACTTGTTGTTCACGACCATGATTGTATACTTTACGAGAACTAATCAAACCCCAAGGAGAGAACTCTTTCGCTCTATCCTCACCAAGAACTTTGGTAACACGATTAATAAGATAGGGAATATCAAAGAACTCAGTATTCCAACCAGTGACAACATCTGGATAATGTTGTGTCCAGAAGTTCATAAACTTTGCAAGTAGTTCATTCTCATTAGAACAATTGATATAGGTTACGTCATCTCTATCATTCTTGAACTCACCCAAACCCCAGACAACAATTTTCTTAGTTGTTTGGTTTTTGATAGTGATTGCAAGCATCTCTTCATTTGCAAGTTCTGGTTCTGGAAAACCATTATCAGCTCTTGTCTCAATGTCGATTGTAACTGTTAGGATTTTATCACTATCCCAATTAACTGTGTTAGGATATGTGTCAGAAAGATATGTGTATGCAAACCTATCCAGACCAAAGACCAGATGAGGTTGTTGTTTGTATTGTTCTATGAAAGCTTTTGCTTCTTTGATTGTATCAAACTTGTATGGTGATGCATACTTACCATCAAGTGTTTTCCATTCAGTTTCTTTCTGAACTGGAACGTACAAAGTCGGAGAGTATTTAACCTTACGATTAACTCTTTCACCATTTTTATATTCACGAACTAGAATATGATTACCCCAAGGGGCAACATTTGTATAGAAATTCATAATATAGTTATACCACCTTTGTAGGTAAAAGTCAAGTCTTATTCAAATTTTGAGAAGTGTTTATTAATCATCTCCAGTCTGTCATCTGCAGCTGCGAGTTTATCTAACTCTGCAATTACCGCTTCAGTGACATCTGAATGTTCACCAATACCAGCAGGCATAGTTTGGTAAACTTTGATATTTGCGATATGCACTGCAATTTCACCTTCTGCTTGTTTTCTTGCAGCTTCAATAATATGTTCACCTACTTTCATTATCATCCTTTCCTTTCATTGTAGTCAATAACAACTTTCTTTGAGGGTCTACCATGACATTCATTTCCTTCATGGCAAATCTGTTTAGAAGAACATCCGTTCCTCTTTTACTTCTATCGTCAAGTCCAAACATTAATTCATGTGTGTGACCCATAAACTCAACTTCAAGTTTAACGATAGGACGTTCATCAACTCCACCACCAGTTCTTGCTTTATATTCTCTTTCTAGTTTAGCAGTGTGGGTTTTACCACCTACTGTTGTAAATGTAATATTATTACTATTCATTTTTATATCAGTAGCGTGTAATACTGAAAATGCACTATTTCCAGTATCAAATTTTGTTTCTATTTCACCGAATGGTTTTATATTTACCATTTCATGGTATCCACATTTAATAGGAACTTTATATCTTTTGTTTACATCTTTGTAATGTTCTAAAACTTCTTTTGCAATGTTTAGTCCAGAATTTGCTTCTTCAATACCTTCAGTACCAGGCGAACTATTTACTTCTAAAAAGTATGGTTTACCTTTATATGGAATAAAGTCTACTGCAACAAAATCTCCTTCAACTGCTTTTGCAGCTATAAGACATTGACGAATCTCTTCTTCTGATAAGTCATAAGATTTTACTCCAGCACCTTGTGTGTAATTACTTCTAAAGTCACCTTCTACAACTTCTCGTTCCATTGTTCCGATAACATCTGAACCAGCAATAACCACACGAACATCACTATCTGTTTTTATATATTCTTGAATAAGAATATCTGCGTCTTTATTTTGTTTATATATCAACTGTACTAAAGAATCTAGAGCTCTTTTAGATTCAACAAATATAACACCGACACCACCAGCACCTCTAAGTGTTTTAAGAATTATAGGAAACTTAGTATCAAGTTCTTCTAATGCAGAGTCTATATCCTCTTCTGTAGGAACAAGAACACTCTTTGGTTGGTCTAATCTAAAATCTTTTAGTCGAACATAACTACGATACTTATCAGCACAAATTTGAATAGTTGTTCTACTGTTAACACAAGTAATACCTATTCTTTCTAATTCTGAAATCAAGTCAAGGTGACTATCTCTAGTTGGTGTTCCTCTGATAAAAACTACTGTATCTTTAGAACTAATTTCCATACTATCATCTTTATTATTAATGATATATTTTCCATCATCAAAGGTTAAGGATGTTTTCTTAAATTCACATAAAAGAACTTCCATACCCATTTTTTTAGCTTGTTGTTCAAACTTAGTTGCAGTCTTAGACTTGTCGCCTACTTCAACTGTAAGAATAATTACTTTATAATCTTCAGTTGTTTGTTCCGACAAGAATTGACTAAAAGTTTCCATTTACTCTTTCTTCTTTCCGATATTGTACTTGGTTTCAAGTGACCATTCATTTTTCTCTTTAAAACTAATTACCTTAATTTGTGATAGTGGTGCAGCTTCCACTGTACTTTTTCCTACCACATTAATTAATCCCCAATCAGATAAAAGATTAGCGATTGTGTTTCTTCTTGCGATATCGTTTTCTGAGATATTTGTGTCCTTACCATCTAGTGCAAATAATTCTTTAAAATGCACTATATAATATTTACCTTGTTTATGTAAGATATGGCAGGACTGAAATAGAGTTTTGTTTTTTCTTGACGCAACACCAATACGAGAAAGCGTTTCACGAACTTTAAGAAAGTCATCTGGTTCTTTCAAACCCACCTCAAGCATCTGGTCTGGTTTCCATAAACTATCATTCATTTTTTCCACCTTTATTTAATTTTTCTTTTATATAGGCGATTTGTTCATCATTTAGTATGTTAAGTGCAGACCTTGCTTTTTCATTATTATAACCAAAGAATTCTTTGACATACTCTAAGTTTTTAGTCTTACTCGCCTTCATCCAAGGAGCATATCTATTTTGTCTCCTCACACTATTTAGTAAAAAATCATATTGTAGTTTATTATCAAGATGATGGTGGAAGTTCATCTCGTTTACTAACATGACTGTATCATTAAATGGTGCAAGACATTTGTTGACGATAAATGAGGCATATCTTTTTTCCCACATCTTATCATCACTGTCCATGACATTCTGTTTGGTAGTGTTAATTGATTTTAAGTATTCTTTAAGTTCATAAGCCATTTACTTAAACTTTACTTGAGACATAAGTTCTGTCATACACGCAAGAAGATTTATTTCTTGGTCTGCAACAAAGGCGGATTTATAAGAATAATCAGCAAGTATAACAACAGCGTGGGGAATAGTAGAAGGCACCAAACTATCATAAAGGGAATCATAAATCCTACGATAAACACGGCTTGGGTCATTATCAAGATTGTTGACAATCCATCTACGAACATTGGTAAACTCTTTACCTTTAAGAAAGACCAGAAGTTCTTTGATTGAGTCTTCAGATAAGTTAACCAGTATACCAGCATCAATTACTCCACTTGCACTATATCGTTGCAGTTCATTCAGTACCCTTCTCCAATCTGGAAAGAACTTCTGAATGAGTGATGCAACTACTTTTTTGTCGTATTGTATATTCTCTATATTTAGAATGTTCTGACAACTTTCCATAAAATCCATTGCAAGTTGTGGTTTCTCTTCATTAGGAATACGAAACTCAATACTTGAACAACGACTATGCAAAGGTTCAATGATACGGTTCTTGAAGTTACAAGTCAGAATAAATCCACAGTTCTTACTAAACTCTTCTATAAACCCACGCAACGCAGGCTGTGTAGATTGTGGATTAAGATAATCTGCCTCATCAAGAATTACATATTTACGTTTACCATCCATAGAGACAGTACTCGCAAAGTTCTTGATTTTGTTTCTGAGTACATCAATACCAGATTCCTCAGAACCATTAATCATCATGTAAGTACAACCAAGTTCTTCTAACATTGCTTTTGCAACAGTAGTCTTACCACAACCAGCAGAGCCAGATAATAGTAAGTTAGGACAACTTTGGTTGTCTACAAATTGTTGAAATGTTTGTTTCAACTCAAATGGAAGTATTGCGTCCTTAATAGTTTGTGGACGATACTTCTCTACCCATAATATTTCATTCATAAACTAATCCTCAAGCAGTTTCTAGTGCAATAAAGT